ATTTATGTAATGATTTAATTGTGGGTTAAGACCGGAGCCGGTTATAGCAACAGTTGGTGCATTGGACGTTTGAGTTTGAACCGCAAATTTTCCGTATGTGCTTGGCGAACTTGTTCCAATCCCTACGTTACCGGAGGAGTCGATACGCATACGCTCGTACAATGTGCCACTAAGGTAAGTGTGGAAAATCAGGCTACCTTGTCCACTCGCCGTCTTCCCACCTTCTAACCTTGCGTAATTTGTAGTTCCATCACCATAGTTAATGTATTGCGTTGTTGAAACACCACTACTCAGATTCAAATGCCCCGCAAATAGATTCTGTGCCGTCCCAGACGCATAGATGTTCCACTTGTTAGCACCGGAGGAGACTGCGCTGGTGATGCCGTAGTTGTTGGTGCCTTGGGTTTGGTCTTCTATTTTTAAGCCATGAGCATTTGTAATCGTACTTCCTGCGCCTTTTCCTATGGTTAAAGCTCTAAACGCCTCTACGTCAGTAGACGTATATGCACTAGCACTCGTCGTGGGCTGAGAGCCAACCCCAGTTATTCTTGTTGTTGCTGAACTATCTCCAGCAGCAACAATCAAAGCTCCATAACTAGATACCCCGTTAGTAGTTGTGCCACCTATTTGTAGTTTATATCTGGAATCGGGCGCAACCCCCACCCCCACATACCCATTCACCGTCACGGTGTCGGTGGAGGCATCGCCTAGGGTGGTGTTGCCTGTGATGTTGGCGTTGCCATCTACGGTGAGTTTGTTTGTAGGCGAACTCGTCCCAATACCTACGTTACCGGCAAAGTAGTTATCAGCAGTTCCGTTTGCGTAGAAGTTCCAGCGGCCTGTTCCGGAAGCGATGTTGGAATAGAATCCGTAGTTATTCGTAGCACCAGTTAAACTGTTAGCTACATAAACACCATACTGACTTGTAATTGCTGCGCCGCCACTTAGCGCGGTTTGTCCAACGTATAATCCAAACGCATTTGATAAAGTAAACGCACTTGCAGCAAGGCCAATCTGAGCCTGAAGTTGAGCTGCCGATGAAGTAACATCAGATTGAACCAAGCCATTACTTAAAACACCAACACTATCGACTGCTCCTGTTACCGTCTTACCTACGCGAAGTGAGTATCCAGTAAGGCTTGATGTACCAATACCTACATTACCGGAGGAGTTGATACGCATGGCTTCTGCGCCGCCCTCAGTAAACGCAATCGTATCGGCAGCAGGGAAGAAAATACCTGTATTTGTATCTCCAGAAGTCGTAATTGCAGGGGCGGCTGCGCTTCCTGCGGAGAATGTTGCTACACCACTCGCACTCAGCGTCGTAAACGCACCCGTATTCGGTGTTGTTGCGCCCACCGTTCCATTTAGTGGGCCGGAAAATCCAGTCGCTGTAATAGTTCCTGACGAAATGGTTACGCCGGAATTATTCTTTATGAGCTTCCCAGTTGTTCCGTCATACGTCGGAATAGCATTATCTGTGGCTGATGCAGGACCAACTACATCACCAGAGGCACCAGCACTGGATGCCAGAAGCTTTACCGTTCCTGCGGCATTCTTGAAATAGAGCTTCTCGTCCTGAGTATTTAGGGCAAGCTCACCAGCAACCAAATTGCCTGCAGTTGGTGCTGCGGCAGCAGTGGTCGAATAATAAAGGGAGATTGGCGTGTATCCAGTTTGGGCCATGCTCTATTCCTTAAAAAGTTCCGCCAGCAACGCCGCCGGTAATTGCGCCTGTTGATGGATTACAAGTTATTGATGAGTTTACCAATTGCGGCAAATTTCCAGTAGTGGCCGACACAAACGTCAGATAATTGGTCGCATTAGTGGAATTTACAGTAACTGCCGTATTGGTGGCATTTGTTGCGGTTGTAGCTGTTGTGGCCGATCCGGCAGTCGCCGCATTCAGGTTTGCCACCTGAGTGGTGCTAGAAACGGTAAAAGGCGCAGTTCCAGTAGAAACTGTAGAGGTAATGACGCCAGATGCCGAAATTGTCGTAAAAGCACCTGTTGTTGGGGTTGTCGCCCCGACAGTGCCATTGATATTGATTGAGGCCGTTCCGGTCAGATTTGTGACTGTTCCGGAAGACGGGGTTCCCAAAGCACCACCATTAACCACAAATGCCCCTGCAGAGCCTACATTGACGCCCAGAGCAGTTACTACGCCAGTTCCGGTGGTTATGGTGGAAGGGGATGATCCTGCGCCGCCGCCGACCATTAAAGCGTTAGAAGCCAAAACCCCTGAGCTTGAAATTGCAGTAGAGCCTGAGAAATAAAGAACCCCACCAGACGTTCCAGAGGTTAATCCAGTTCCGCCAAGGGTCACGGCCACCGGACTGGTGAGGCTGAATTGGCTACCAGTTAAGGTCAGGCCAGTGCCTGCCGTATAGGTGCCAGACCCTGAGAACTGAACCCAGACTATCGGATCAGTTCCTACTGTCGTTACAGGATCTGTCTGAACCCATCCAGTGTCTCCATACAAAGTTCCATTCGAAACAAAGGTAAAGTCACCAGATGCAATTTCTGTAGAAGTATCAAAATCAGTCGCTCTGGTCAGAACAGTCCCGCCGGTCGCCCATGTGTAAATACCGTTATTTGCTTGAGTGGCTTCGTTCTTGACCAAAATACGGTCGCCGTTCAGAAGCGTATATCCATCCAGCGTTGTCAGGGCGACACCCAAAGTCAGCGTAGCGCCGACGCCAGCGGTGCCATTGTTGTAGGTTACAGAGCCGCCAGTAATCGAGGCCAAAGTTCCAGTCGTGGCAGCAGCGCAGGCGGCATGAACATGAAGACCTTCTGCTACCGCATCGACATATTGCTTTGTCGCAAGCTGCAGCGCAGACGTAGGATCTTGCGTAACAGTTACCGAAGTAAGGCCAGCCAGAGTCGATGCGGTCGATCCAAGAGATACGCTCGTTGAACCAATCGTTATCGATGAATTGGCAAGATAATTATTGGCAATTGCCGTTGCATTCCACGTTCCGGAAGTTACGGTTCCTACTGTAGTAATACTTGAAGAACCGGCAAGCGGAGAGGCACCAACAGTGTTGTAGCTGATGGTCTTCGCAGAAGATCCATCGAATGTCGTTCCAGAGGCATCGCCAGTTCCAGAATTATTGAACGTCAGGGAGTTGGTGGTATTTGCCGTTATAGTCCCAGATCCACCAAGCGAAACCGATGTTCCGTTAAACGTGACGCTTGAGTTTGAAAGCGCACCGTTTGGAATATTGGTAAACGTATTTGATGCGCCAGACATTGACTTATTTGTCAAAGTCTGAGATCCAGTGAGAGTAGCTACAGTGCTATCAATAGCAATGGTAACTGGCGCAGAACCATTGTATGAGGTTCCACTAAGTCCGGTTCCAATCGTCAATGCATTGGAAGCGGTTGCAGTAACGGTGACTGATCCACCAAGACTTACAGAAGATCCATTGATCGTTATAGAGCTATTTGTAAGGCTTGAATTCCCAATGTTCGAAAGAGTATTGCTTGACCCAGAAATTGTCTTATTGGTCAGCGTTTCTGATCCATCAAGGGTAGACAATGTTCCTGTAGTCGGAAGCGTTACATTCGTTCCCGCGGTAAGCGTCAACGTCAGGTTGTATGCGCCCGAAGTTGCGAGGTTACCCCCAAGAGTTATTGTCTTGCCGCTATTCGCTACTCCAGTTCCGCCGCTTGCGCCGTTGAGAATTCCACCAAGAACCACGGCACCACTGGTCGGAGACGCCGGAGTGAAGCCGGTGCTTCCGGCATCAAACGTAGTTACACCGCCAGCAAGAGAAAATTGATTCCAAGATCCAGACGCAAATCCGTCAAAAGTCTGCGTATCACTGTTAAATCTAATCTGCCCGTCAGCGCCAACCGGCTGTTGCGCCGAAGTCCCGACAGGGATCTTCATTGCGGCAGTTCCCGGGATTATCGGGTTCGAAACAATCGAAATAGTCGGATTTCCGCCCGATCCATTGCCATTTGCAACATCAATCTGATTTGCAGTTCCGGCAATCAGCACGCCGCCAGCGGTTGCGCCTCCCTGAAACGCTAAAAGACCAGTCCCGCCAACCTGAGCAATTGCTGAAATCAGCCCATCAAGGCTCAAAGTCGGGTTCCCAGCCACTCCATCGCCATTTGACACGGCCAAACCAGTGCCAGAAACCGCTATAGAACGCGCTGCAACGGTATTTGATGCGGTTTTGGCTATCAGACCATTACCAGCAGTCTCCAGTGAGCCAGAAGCCCCATTTAGCGTGATCTGAAGGGTGCTTAATGCGCCACCATCAGTCAATCCAAGGCCGGTTCCGGCACTTAAAGCCCTAGAATTCGGTAATGTAGGCTCCTGATTGACCGTCAGGATGGTCTGAGTCAGTGATGGGGAAGCCGCAATCGCAGCGGTAGTGGCGCGAACGGTAATCCCGTTCTGCACCATTGGGACAATTTCTGACCCATCAAGTGGTTGCGCGGCTGGAAGGTCCGTAATTTTTACATTTGGCATTATGGCGTAACCTCAAGCCCGTCAAGATTTCCGTTATTTTCCGGAGTCTCACCATTTTGTTCTGTAGAAATAACATAACCACCATAACCTCCGGTAGTTAGGTCGTTCGGGTCAGTTGCGACTGAAACATCAGGACGCGCAAAACGCAGAGCAATTCTCTCGGTCTGGCGGGCAGGAAGCCTATACGGGTCTTTCTGATCCGCACAACCCTGATCACACACTCGAAGGCCGGGGAAGTTCGGATCATTCGTCATTGCCGAATATGGTCGCTTCATCTTGCAGCGATCACAGATTGCTATCGCAATCGATGAATACCCTCTAGTGTCAAGAAATAATGGCATCAGCGTGTGTATGGCGAAATATTTGGCGCGAAGTAGATCGGAGACTTGTCTCGCTCTTCCTGTTCCGCTTCATTGAGATACTCGTTTGCCATCTTTTCAAGATAAACAATTCGATCCATCGCAACGCCCGGAAGCTCCAGAGCCATCCTATGAGCCAACATAAATACCGTGGCCTCATACCAACGCTGCGGAACCTCAAGCTCATCCTGCAGCGCCCCTACGTCCTGAATCTGCCTCGAATACCAAACAGTCATCTGGACAAAAGGATCTGAAGGAACTGGCCACAGATAAATTTTTGGCTGCGGAATGGTGCGATCAAACCAGAACTGGAATGGCTGATTTGCAGTAAAGTTCTTATTCGGCAGGTTCGTGTAGTCATCACGATTCAATCTTGCCATCGTGATTTCAGTGCTGTTGTTGCCCACATAAAACTCACGAACGGAAAGCGTATTGCCGCCAGTCTCACGGATGCGGTAATACTGGACATTCTGTCCCGGGTCAATGTCATACCACAGCCACTCGTTATTCACCCAGACAGTCTCGCCCGGGTCATAAAGCGTTGACCAAGTAGAACCATCTTCCGAGTATTCAATCAAGACATTAAACGTGCCGCTAACGCCCGGTAGTATCCCAATCGATCCAGCATAAATTGGATTCGAAGTCCCGAAATTGATGGCGATATTGCCATTCGCAGAAGTCTGCGTGCAGATCGTATCTACGTCGCTGTCAAAGGCATTGGCTATTACACCGCCCGCAGAAGTCGTATATCCACCAGTTGAATTCGGCGTCGGGCGATTCATGCGCCGATACAGCGCATTCAAGACATCCACAGATCCCAGAGGCAGATCATAGATATACTTGTTGGCCTGAAGGCCAATGACTTTCTTGTTGATTGCCCAATATTGGATGCCAATATTGATGAGGCGAGAAAGCAGGAAAAACAAGCTTTCCCTAGCAGATACTTGCTGTTCTGCGGTCAGTTCTTCGGCAAGCTTACCGCACCGACGCGCTCCGTGATCGATAAGCTGCTGTACGTTGATTACCGTCGTACCAACAGTTCCTGAAGTGGCCATCTAGCATCCTTTCACCAGCCGGGGCAGTTCCACCGTTTCATTGAAGCCCTTGCCCGACTACCGCGTTCACTTTTACGAGCTACCGGCCCCATTCTAGCGCAGAAGCTATCCCGACGAGGGCCGCCTTGGGGCTGCGGAGCCTTCAAATTACTGCCAGTTTCACGGTTGTATTTTTCGCGCCCTTTGGCGGTCAAACCAGCCCCGCGCTCGGCAGGAAGCTTCTCGCCACGACCAATAGCTAGCGAGACATTCCCGCCCTTAGCCTTCTTCTCCGGAAGCTTTTTGTAAGCCTTTTTTGCAACATTGCTTTCCGTATATTCCTTGGCAACGCTAGGCTTGATGCCGACGCGCTTGGCAAAGCGCGGGTCAGTTTCCGCTGCCTTCATAAAGCGAAACTGAGCTTTTGATTTTGCTGGCATCATGCCACCTGAGTCATGGTTGCAATGATTGCAGGGATAGCCGGGTGTGCCGGAGACACGCTTGCTGGCAATGCTTCAAGTGTTACTGTGGCAACATCCGGCAACCAAATCATTTCAGCATAGTCATTTGCGTCCATCTGCAAAAAGATGTTCCAAGAAACTAAAACATACCCATAAATACTTGCAGTCTTTCTGGCTGGAACGGTAACTTTTCCGGCAGAAAACGGGACATCAACGCCATTGATTCTTGTCCAAATGGTCACATCTTCTTGCGAGTTTTCAATGTTTTTTACTTGGGCGCTGAATTGAAGGTTATAGACCCCCGTAGCAGGAACAGTCATCCGCGTATTTGCTACAAGTGTGATGCCATCAGCAACATCGATGGAATCAAAAGTTATCGCGGTTCCTGCGGAGACGCTTCCTGTTTGAGAGGCATTTCCACTAAAAGCACCATAATGCGCGTTATACGCCCGGAGAGTGTTCAACGTAGCTTGGGCATTAGCGCCGCCTTGCACCAATGGAATAAGCTCGGAGCCATCCAATGTGGTGGCACTAGGCATTGCCGAAATCTTTTGATCAGCCATTACGAGGACTCCAGAATAATTTTGTCATCATTTTCTTGCAAAACGTAACCCGGAGCAGATTCGTCTGCGATGTAGAAAGTTGCTGTAGGAGCGGCTCCATATAGATCAACGACACCATCGTCACCGACATCCTCTCCGATGCCAGCGCCCAAAGCATTAACGGCGCTTGTCTGACCGGCAAATCCGTCGGTAGTGTTCGCCTGATCTGCTACATCACCATACCCTACGGGCATGATTAAATACCAGCCTGAACCAGTTTCAGGGTTGCGGTGCCATCACCAGAGTTCACCAGAACCTTGATGCCAGTTACTGGAAAAGCATAGTTGCCGTCTTGATTTGCCGTCTCACCCGTAATGGTGGGATGCGAAAACCAAGTCGAAAATCCAACTGCAGGATCGTCAAAAGTATGCTGAACAGTGTAGTCCACCGTTCCAGTAACAACCACGCCAAAACCAACATTAAACGGCGTGACGTTTGTATTCATTACCAAAGCCGAGCTAGAGCCAGTGCCGGTCTTTGAGACAGTTTGAAGTTTCATTTTATTACCTCAAAAAAGCAGGGGCCGAAGCCCCCACCTTATTTAACAACGGCTACCTTTGGAATACCCACCTTTCCGCTTATTCTGCGGCGGGGATACCGTCCGGCTAACTTCTCGTTCTGTGGTGGTAACGGCCCCTTGACCTTTGAAAGCATCCCGAGCTTTACGCAGGAGATTCATCGGGTTCATAGCTTCACTCATAGCACGATTCTCTTCAGCCTCGCGCTTATAGTGATCTTGATAACCCTTCGTTTCTCTTGCTGCCTGAGCATTCAGCGGCTTCATATCGCCGCCTTCAGCCTTTTTTACAGCACCACCTTTCTTGAAGGTGCCAGAAAGCCTGCTAATCGAGACAGGTGCCGTGGGCTTTTTCTTTCCCTGCGGCATCTGTTCCGGACGACCATCATCTTGCACTTGGCCGCCCTTAGCATACTTTTTTACAGCACCACCTTTCTTGAAGCCGCCTTGACCCTTAACAACGCCGCCGGTCTTGTAACCACCTTGACCTTTGACAACGCCGCCAGTCTTCAGCCCTTTATGAGCCTTCGACGCCGGTTTATCGGCATGAGCTTTCAGTTCGGCTTTGGTGGCTTCCTTAGCGTGTTCCGCCTTGGTTTCCATCTCACCGCCCTTTTTAGCCATAACCGGAGCAGCCATACCGCGCTGGCCAATCATTGCACGCCGACGAGCAGCCATAGACGGACGAGCCGGAGAACGGCCAGCCGGAGCTACAGCAGGAACCCGAGCAGCAGGAGCAGCAGCCAAAGCACCCATAGTGCCGCCATCCATCTTTTTGACGGCTTTTTTGGGCATCTTGACATGACCACCTTTTTTGAGCTTCAGTTCAACTGTAGGCTCGGTGGTATACATCTTCACCATCGGTTTGAATTGACCCATGATGCCTCCTTACGGCGCAGGCGACCGATACACCACGGTCACTCGCATTGCACCGGCAGATGCAGCAGTGCCGGTCTGGCTATAAGTGGCAGTCACAGGAACTTCAGCCGAACCAACATCGGCCCAAGCACTGTAAACGCCGGTAGACGCAACACTGGCGCGACCAGCCGAACCAACCGAAGTGGACGCAACATAAGCCGCGGCAGATCCGGATTTTCCGACAGTCACAGTATTGGTCGTAGCGGCATTGAATGCCGTAGTGACATCAATGTTGATGTCAATAATTTGAGCATTGGCCGGAATCGTGCCAATCGTCACCGCAGAACTATCGGTATAAGCGACAGTGTTGGTAACAGCAGACAGAACTCCACCAATGTTCGTTACGATATTTCCCATAACAAACTCTCCTATGCAGAGGGGACCGAAGTCCCCTCCAGCTTGGTTTAGACGCCCGGCGTACCGTAAACGGCGCGAGGATCGGTGAAGCCGACATCGTAACGCTCGGTGGCTTTGTAGCGCATCGAGTCAGTTTCGAAGTCACCTTCCATCGTCTTCTCCAGCTTCCGGCGCATCATCAGCTTCATGCCTTCCGGAGCATCGGTCTGAACCCACCAAGCAGTGGCGGAAGTCAGACGCGACAGCACAGAAGCGCCTTCGTCCATCAGACCAATCGATTTGATCGGGTTGATGTCGTTGTTGGCGTTACCGGCACGCAGAACCGATTTCAGCAGAACTTCAGCTTGGAAGACGTTGCCCGGAGCCACAACCAGTTGCTTCGGAACCAGACGAATCTTCTTGCCGTTGTTGTCCACAGCCTGACGGATCTGGATCAGCATCTGCTCCAGCGACGTTTGCGACAGGTTCGCCGCAGTCGTCAGCAGGTTGCTGAACGTGCCGTTGACGATGGGGTGCGAGGCGCTGTTCAGTTGCACGCCGTCACCGCCCGGATAAGCAGCGTTGAAAGCGCGATTCAGCACGTTAGCGCACAGCGTTTCTTTCGTCTCGATCAGCGACTGCGCCAGATGCTTGGCGTAGACTTGACCGATACGGATGTGATCGCCGTCCTCGACCAGAACTTTGGTCAGCGCGAATGCCAGACCATAAACATGGTAGACATAACGCTTCAGGAACAGCACACCACCCTGCTGGTAGGTAACCGGCGTGCCGTCCGGAAGTTCCGGAGCAGCGCCAAAGCCGTAAAGCACCGGCTCTTCGTGGTAGTTGCGGGGAATACCGTTTTGCTCGCGGAAAACACGCGACCATTCATCGGTACGCTGATCATAAACTCCGTCAAAGCATTCGTTGAGGATAGGCTCAACAATCGAACGGAAGTCAGTACTTCTCATCGGGGCTGCCATGTCTTAGCCCTCCTTAGATCGCGTTAACGGGCGCATTGAACTGCGACTCGTTAACAGTTACGCGAACAATCGTGTACGCATCGCCCCAAGCATTGTCGGGGTAGGGAGCCAGATCACGAATCAGCATCTGTGCGCTGTTGCCTGCGCCCACCAAAGTGGTGGACAGCGTGCATTGCGACAGGCCGGTGGTGGTCGAACCGGCGGTGGTGTTGCTCAGATCCGCCATATCGCCAATCGAAGTCTGCGCCAGAGAACCGGCTGCCTGAATTTCATAAACGATGTTCGGATCGTTGTAGAAGTAGGCAACGCACGAACCAGTCTGGTATGCAGTGTTTGCAGGCCAGTAGTTCGAGACGCGACGACGACCAGTGGTATCAGTCCATTCGACGCCAGCAAAAGCGCCTTGGAAAGAATCACCAGCAGCAGCAACAACAATGTTGCCGCTCGAATTCAGCTTTACGGGCTGACCCTTGAGAATGTCGGTGTTGTAAGCCGACGCGATACCGTCGGCAAGCGCCTGAGCGCGATCCAGACCGCTGGGGTGGAAAGCAGGACGCAAGCCAAACGGAGCATTAGTCGAAGACATAATTCACTCCTGTAAGTTTCCTACCCTTGAAAAATGGGGGCAGGTATTGGTTTGTCGATTTCGCCTAGACCTTCACCTTCGACTTGACCCAGACGTTTGCCTGAGCTATCGCGGCCCTGAATTTGCTCCGCCTGAACGCGAATTTTGTTCGCTTCTTCAAGAGGGGCATCATGGTGCATCTGCGCCATAACATCCTGATAGAGATCCATCGGGAGCTTATAGAGCAGCATTTCATTGCACGCGATAAAACCAATATGCTCTCCAGCTTTTACGCGGTAATTATCGTAACCCGGCAGTTCTTCCGCTTTCACAGGAACATATCCGAGCCGAATCCGCTTATCAATGCTGTCGTAGCTATTGGTAGTCGATAACCAGCAAAGGTGCCATCCCGGTATTGCTGGGATTTTCGGCAGTGCTTCTTGTGTCCACTCATCTTTCCACATCTTGCGACGTTCATCAGACGACACAAACAAATTTTCGGGGGCGTCTCGACTTGCATCAAGAACGGCGCGATTTTCGCGGCCACCGGAATTCAGAGATTTTTTAATACGGGAATCCATTGTTAGCTCCTTTGGTTACGTTTTTCAGCGGCATAGCGACGAATCATTTTTTCCCGCATAGCAGGATCGTCCCACATACCAGCATCTTTCATGGCGCGAACTTGCTCCGGGGAAAGGACAAAAGTATTTCGTCCACCCTTATTAGGAACACTTTCTTTGCCTGAACTTGTCACAACGCTCCTTGGCCTTCTAACAACAGGTTCATCTACTTCGTCCCCAGTATAGCGATGGGGCAAACGCTTTTGCAAGCGACTGTCAAGCTCATCCCAATATTCTTGGGATCTGGGGTCCCAGCCTTCCTTGGCAAGTCGCTCATCAACCGCAAAAGCAATGGCAGAATCCTCGTCATTTTTGCCGGGGTCATACCATGAATTTCTTTCCATCCATGCCGCAGCATGACGCTGCATCATGGGGTCTGGGCCTTGAATCGGGGTGCGCTTCGGCTGTGCTGCCTGACGCTTCAGATTGTTCAAGGCCTCATGCGCCCTACGAGCCTCATACAGCAGATCCTGAGCCTCGGTCATCGATGCGCCATCCTGATTCTGGGTGGCTTCAGCGATTTTCATCTTGGCGTAGTTGATCCGGACTTCCTGATCCTCGATAGCCTTATCGATCCGAGCAAGCTCAGAGCCTTGCGTGCGGCTCTCAACAGCACTCAGGCGCGTCATCAATTCCTGATTTTGCTTCAGTAACTGATTGAATCGTAAGTCTTTTTCCTTCTGATTCTCGCGCTGAAGCTGCTTCTTTGCTCGGCGTCGTGCGCGTTTTGCGGCACGAATAGCCTCGGTGTCATCCTCGTGATCATCATCAGCGGCGGATTGCGCCTCGGCCTGCGGCTCTTCAGGGGAATCACCGCTTTGCTCGCCCTCCGAAGCGGGTGCCTTTGCCTCGGCGGCTTCTTTTTCATCGCCTTCCGGCACTTCATCCGGAAGACCTGAAACGGTCAGGCTGCCATCTTGACCTTCTTCGAT